GGTGAGCGAGGCCAAGGCGGCACTAAGCCGCTCTTTATCCGCCCCAGCCTTCGGAACCTCCTGGTTGATGTACCGACGCTCGACCGCGTCTAGGTACTGCGGCGGAAGCGCGTCCGTCGCGATATCCAGGTCGATGAGTGCCGAATCGAAGCCAGACAGCGCCTCGGTGAGCGCTCCCTTGGAAAGGAGCTTCTTCACGTCATCCACGGCGTACTTGAAGTTCCCGGAGAAGAACTCGTAGTCGTCCCGCTGGCTCCCGGCCTTTCGGTTCGCCAGTCTCGTGAGCAGCCGGTACTGGAGTGGGGGCTCCGCACCCTGGACCGCTGCCAGCGTGGCCGGAGAGGTCAGGATCTCAACCCACAGGTCTTGCTCCAGGTCGTCCGCGAGAACCGTGTCCGGCCAGTTGAACGCAACCGACCGGGCAACCCGCTTCACGGCGCGAGTCAACTCCGGGGAAATCTCGTTCAATGTCAAGTGTCAGACCTCCCAAGTGTGTCCGTCGACCGTGAAACGGCCTCGACTGATAGGTACCGCCTCCGGCTTCACGTGCTGCCCGTCCACGGTCAAAACGCCAAAGCCCTGCTGCCAGTTGCCGGTTCCGCCCTTCAGGTACTGGGCTTGCCGCATATCCATCAGGTTGCCGACCTCCATACCGGTGACGACCTTCTCGTTCTTCTTCTCGCCGCCTACGCCGTAGGTGTACGAGCCGATACCCATCCGATGCGTATGACCCATGACCACCGACTTCAAGAACTTCTTGGCCGCGTTCAGCGCGGTATTGCCCGCGATCTGCGACAGCTTGATGCCGCCGCGGTGGCCGTGGGTGGTGATCCATCCCGGTGCCACGTCGTGGAACTCCGGAAGCAGCTCGATACCGAAATCCTCGAAGCTGAGCAAGGTTTCGATGTTGAAGGCGCCAGACTCGGCCAGGGCCGGAGCGTACTTGGACAGGTACGTCCGTGCACGCTCGTCATGGTTGCCTTCGTGCACACCGAACGGACCGTCGTAGACCTCGCGAATCGGTTCCAGGAACCGGCGCTTTGCCTGCTCACAGTCCTCGAACACCGAGCCTTCGAACTCGCCGGCGGTGCCTTTGTTCCACCGCGAAGGCTGCGGGAAGTCCATCAGGTCGCCGATGTGTACCAGCTGGTCGGGCTGGTAATCGCCGATGAAGCGGACAACCGCCTTCAGCGCTTTCCGGTCGTCGTACGGAATCTGAGTGTCAGAGATGATGACGATTCGTTTGCTCAAAAGGGCTGCTCCTCAATGTATTCCGTGAACGGTCCGAACTCCGCAGAGTCGTCGTCGATGCCCCGTATTGTGGTGCAAGCGAGGTACCAGTCGTGGTCGCCCTGGTAGTCCGCGTGCAACTGACCGTCGATCCACTTCCAGTGGTCGCCTTCTCGGTCCACGACCTCGGCGTCCCCGATCTCGTGCAGAGAGGTGAAGACTCTGGGGCCGAGCACCAGCGGGTCTTCCGGAAGAACCAAGCCGAACCCCTCGAATATCTGGTCCATCACCGCGTTGATGGCTTTGTCCACCGCTTTGCCGACCTGCTCATTGGCTTCGGTCGCCCGCCGAATCTCACGGTCGATGAACCACTTGGCCTTGTTCAGGTCTTCCAGCACGTCGCCTTTGTTGTTGCCGTCGAGTCGGGTCGACCGCGTGACGTACTGGACAGCCTGAGCACCGTTGCCGTTCAGGTTCTCAGTGATGTCGATCAACTGGACACCATTGGAGAACTGGTAGTACTTCGGGTTGATTGCGTCAGATGTCGTCAAGGCTGAACTCCTCGTCGAGAGTGGCGGCACGAAGAATCGTGGCCAATGTGTCGTCAGAGCCAGCGCGCTTCAGCGCAGCAGCCAACCGGGTCAGCGAAGAGAAACCCGTCGCCGTAATGGTGATCATCTCGCCGTCCGGAAAATCGAATTCCAGCTTCAGCGCAGAAACGTCCTCGTCCAATTCAGCTCTCCTTCGTTGCTTTGTAGAGGTTGATCAGCGGGCCGAGCTTTTCCAGCTCGTTCGCGAAGATCGGAGGGTGCGTCCACGACGTGATCACTGGCGTGGCTCGCGCCTTCAGCCGGTTGACTACGAAGTCCTTGTCGTCGGGGCTGACGGTTATGTCGGCCACGTCGAAGTCCTCGCCCTCGACCAGACCCGCGTCGCGGAGTTGGGTTACGACCCGTTTGCATGGACCGCATCCTGGTTGTGTGTAAACGGTGATCATCGGAGCCTTTCCCGTAGGGCTTGTGGCCCTCCGGCCTGCACTAGCGAATTCACGTCCTCGCCCGGTGGGCACGGAATCACTTTCGCGTTGGGCAATGTCTTCGCCACGGTGTTGGCGAATTGCAATCCGGGTTCGTCGCCATCCGCGATGACGAATACTTCGCGGTACCCCAAGAACGGTTCGCGGAAATACGGTTGCCACGACTGGGCACCTGGAACTCCGACCGTGGGGAATCCGCAGACCTGCGCGGTAATCGCGTCGATCTCGCCTTCGGTGATGGCGATCCTCGGCGAATCCTTCAGCAAAGCCAGTGTGTTGTACAACCTAGGCCGATCTCCTGCCTGGGTAAGGTACTTGCCGTGCTTCGCTTCTTTGCACGAATGGTCTTCGATGCACCGGAACCTGATCGAAACTACCGCCCAACCGTACTCCTGCGACCAGCGCAGATACGGAATAGCGAGCTTTCCTTCGAAAATTTCATGACCAGGGAGTGGATCTGCCACGTATCCGAGATGGAACTTGTCCATTTCCTCGGCGATGCTTGGGAATCCCAGGCTCCGACTGGCCAAATACTCTTCGGCCGGGCTTCCTTTCAGGCTTAGCTTGTACCTTTCGGTCGCCGCCCGGAGAAAGCTCCTCTGTGATTCTGACAGCCTCTGCAAATGTCACCTCCTCTTGCTGTCGAATAATGGCGATCGCGTCGCCTTTGACTCCGCAGCCGTGGCAGTTGAACGCATCGTGTGCGTACGAGACGGAAGCGGACTGATTTGTTTCTCCGTGGAATGGGCACAGACACGGAATCCAGTCACGGCCGGTGTCTTTCGGTGGTTCCCAATCCTCGAAATACCGCTGGATTACCAGCGTGATCAGTGACTGGTCAGCCACGTCTCCTCCCTGGGATTCACCGGTCCGGTTGCCAGGTCGTAGAGGTCGTCGTCGCTCACTCGTACCTCTGGCACTCGTGCTCCGCACGGTCCAGGACGGCGTTGAAGATGAAGTCGAGCAGGGTCTCGCCGGTTGCTTCCAGTGCGGACACAACCAACTCTTTCTCCATGCGGTCGAAGCTGAGATTCCTCAGCAGCTCGTCGTCAGTAGCCACGGTCCGCGAATCCCGTCGAGAAGTAGTGCGGCTGACCGCAGCAGTAGCAACCCTCGGCGTCTGGGTTCAGCCCAGTCGCATCCGCCCAGCGGGCAATAGCCACCCGTTCTGAGGTTTCCGGCAGGAACGCCTTGGTGGCCAACGCACCCATGTACCTGCCGTCCGGATATGGCTGTCCCTTCCAGTCGGCCTCGTTGGCCGCCCACTGAACGATCCAGCCGTCGCGCTCCAGGGCTTTCCAGTCGTTATCCGACAGCCACCAGTCGCCACCCGAGTTGTTCGACGAGTACCAAACCCCCTCGATCTCCACGTCGATGACTTCGGGGATGACTTCCAGCTCCTTACCCATTTGCCCTCCGTTCAATGTCAAGTCACGCCGCTAAGTCCGGCGTGATCTTGGTTCCGATCGCCCGCACAGCTGGCGGTGACCTCAGATAATCGGCCCCGCGCTTGAATGCGTCAGGGTCGTCTTTGAAGTAGCCGAGAATGTCTCGGTTGCACTGCTGGCAAAGCAGCCCGCGGACCACGCCGGTTTTATGGTCGTGGTCTACCGAAAGCTTCTTTGCGTCTTTGCGCCTCGGCCGGGCGCAGATGTAGCACTTGCCACCCTGGAACTCGTAGATGGCCCAGTACTCATCGGTGGTGATGCCGTAGGTCTCCCAGATGTGTTTCTCCCAGGAGTAGTTCCTACGGTTCCGCAGCTTCGCCCTGTGGTGCGTAGCGCACCGAGGACCAGGGACAGGCTTACCGCCTCGGCCTACTTTCAGCTTCCGCTTGTTCTGGACACCTTCCTCGACGCAGTCGACGCACCATCCGTTCAATGTCAAGTAATCACCAATCGTATCTGCCGTTGTACCGGCGATCCGCCGCCTCGGAGAAGTACTCACCGTTGTAGCGCTGAGAGTGGTTGGTCAACCAACGGTGCGTTGAGTTGTACCGGTCGTTGACCTCGTAGAACGTCTCGTCGTTGTACAAGAACATGCCTTGATACTCGGTCTTGAAATTCCGGTCACCCGCGATCTTGTGGACCGCGTCCCACACCCGGCAGAAAGTCCGGCCGGTGCCCATCAAATCGTCCAGGAAGATCCACTTCTTTCCGAGCTTGCCTTCGACCGGCAACGAAGAATGCGACCCGTCATTCGCTTTGCGAACGATCAGGTAGTTCTTCTTCAGGTACCGAGCTACGTCCGCCGTGGCGATCGTTCCGGAGAGCCCTGTACCGACCAGCGTGTCGAAGTCCCGGTCAGCAATGTACTGCTTGGCCAAGTTCTTCAGCTTGCGCGGCTGGTGAACCGTGGACATGTAGCCTCCGGTGAAGTCCAGCTCGGTAAGCTCCGGCTGCGGCGCACGGAGACCTCCACCGCTGCCACCGGGGAACAGATCTGCCCAGATGTCATCCGCGGTGAACGGTTCGAGAGTGGTCATCAAATCTTCCTGTTCAATGTCAAGTGACTAATACATGAAATCCCGAATCTGCATCGTGTCACCGATGAATTCGAGTTCGGCGGCGTCGACCCCCGATGGGTCGGACTTGCCGCCACGGTTCTTCACTGTGGATACGTAGAGCGTGTCGACTCCG